CGGATATTGGCTAAGTATTTGGCGCCCCGAACTGAAACTTTTTTACCGCCTGTTATGCGACCAGTTGTTAGGAACGATGAGTATTTATCTCCCTTCAATTTGTCTCTAATAAAGATGGGGAAAGGGAAGAAAGCTTTGGAGCATCCAGCTCTTTTTAAAGTGAAAGCGCAGCTGGTGGAAGATCTGTTGAAAGTTCTTGATGGTCGCAGATTGCAGCCGTTAGATCTTATAACAGCAATAAATGGTGCTTCACACGATGCTTACCTACGACGTATGAACACCACCACCAGCGCTGGTTATCCATTGCATGGAGTAAAAGCTGACTTTCTTCCGCAAGTGGATGGAGAGATTCGAGAGCCGTTGTCTGATATAAAGATGCAGCTTGTCGAACAACTACAACACTTTGCGAACCAGGAATTCAGCCCAGCATTTTACAAGGGACAATTAAAGGATGAGCCTCGTCCTGCGGATAAGGTTGCTAAAGCCAATACCCGCATGTTCTATGCGAGTCCTTTGTCTTCCCTTTTGTTGGCCCGTATGTACCTAATGCCGTTGTTCACTCTCTTGGTAGAGCGAGGAAGGGCGATGGGAATAGCAGTAGGCTTAAATACTCACATTGAAATGGATCAGGTTTATACGAAGTTGGTCAATGAGATGTGGGATGCAGTGCTGGAAGGTGACTATAAGGAGTATGATACCAGCATGCCCGATGGAATATCCATGGTTGTCAATGCGGCGATCCTGGAATTCTTTGAGCACGCTGGTTATAATGAGTATGCACTTTCCATTGTACGAGGTATCCTATCTGAGAATATGTATCCAATCGTTGTGATTTTGGGAATGATGTTGATGGTCCCCGGACTGCAAGTCTCTGGTAAGTTGGGAACAGCTGAAGAGAATTCGCTGAAAAACCGTGCGTTAGCCCGCTATGTGTGGGTCAAACTACAAGAGGATTATCCCGAGCGCTTTGCTGATAAGAATTTTGATGATTTCATTGTCCATTTTTCGTTTGGGGATGATAGTTTACAGTCTGTTCGAGATGATATCAAAGACGATTATAACATGATCACCCTTACCAAGTGGATTTATGAGTATGTCGGTATGACGTTCACAGACGCGACAAAATCCTCTAGTGTTCGAGAATTTACTACCCCTGAAGAGATGACGTTTCTTAAGCGGAAGTTCTCTTATCGTCCTGATCTGAAATGCATGGTGGGGATATTGGATGTAAACTCGATATATAAGATGTGTATGTGGTACATGCCCAATAAATCGTTAACAGAGGCAGAAGTAATGCACTCAACCTTTTCTTCTGCTTGTTGGGAATTGTTCCTCTACCTTGACGAAA